GCCGCCGATCCCTCGCCCGAGGTCGCCGGGCTGGACGCTCAACAAGACGCCCCCGACGTTACACCGCGAAGAAGCGAACCTATCGCAAGCGCAAGATGACCAAGCGCAAGCTCATCAATGTCATGAGTCGGAAAAAGCGGGACAGCATGCTGTCAGCGGCGTTCGAAGGAAGCAACCCCTCACCGGAATCCCCCCTAACTCCGGGCACTCCGCTCACCATGAACCAATCAAACCCGAACGGTCGTGTCCACATGACGTTTTCCAATATTAGCCACCGCTACCTCGTTCCCAACAATGCAGCTTATCGGGCCTTCCGAACGGATACGAGAACTTATGTCAAAGGCTTTAGTCAGACATACACTATCATCCCCAGTTCCTCGACATGCTGGTGGCACCGCCGTATAATGTTCGCATCAAAGGAGCAGTTCACGACAACTGAAGTGCAACAAAACATCGGCGTACAGCCCTACGAAGCTACGTCTGCCACCGCTTTGCCCATGAGAGACTTGGGCAACATCACCACAGGCCCTTACAACGATTTACGTAATGCCGTGCTAGACAAGCTGTTTAGCGGCACCGGTGGCGTTGATTGGGTTTCACCATTCCGAGCCAAGACGGACAAGACACGAGTCACTGTCCTTTCAGACCGCTCCTTTAATTACAGTTCCAGTAACGAGGCGCCCAAGCCGGTTATTCGGAAGATGTATGACTCCATCAATCGCACTATCGTTTACGATGACGATGAGGACGGTCTTAGCATGACGCCATCCCCAGTTAGCGTCGACTCAAAGTCCGGATTAGGCAACATTTACTTAGTTGATTTTTATTTTTGTCCAGCACCTGACGAGTCGGAAGACGCATTGATTGTGTCATCGCAATCTACGTACTATTGGCACGAAAAATAGCGTGGTCCAACTCCACAAAAATACAATTTCCCTCCAACCATTTGATGTCCCCCTCAATTGATGCCTGCTTGCCCATGCTAGTGTGATTGTTGATGCCATCACGTAATTCCTCTCTAGGATCACGATTGGCCAACCAGATAACAGGTTTTCCCCAAGGCATCTGAACCGGGTCCTTGTACAATTTCTTGACAGTAACCACAGACTGACAACCAAACCATTCTTTCCAGCCGTGAAAGAACTCAAGACCCCCTCTCATGTCATCGAAAACAGCGTATTCGGCGTCGGGACCATCTCTGAGGAGAACCTCACCTGACATCTGTCCGATAGTGTAGATGTGGGTCCCCAGGGAACGTGCCCATAGCGTCTTTCCCAATCTAGTATCGCCGTAGATGACTAAGCTCTTAGCTCTTCCTGCTTACGTAAGCAAACGATCAAGCATTAAATATACCTGGCACGCGGTCGAGATTTGCTCGTGACCAGCTTGCCTGGTCCGAGCGCGAGACACGTGCTACAGGCAACGCTCCGCCCAAACACCCCTAGCCAAGAATGTATCCCGGGGTCTGGGGCTTGCCCCTGAACAACATACCTCGTTCCCGATCAGCTCCAAGAGCGATCTCTCTCCAGACAGCCAACTCAGGTACCATTCCGAGCTCAAATTCGATCCCGGCGGGATGTTCGTACTGAACAGGAGTGGGTCGGTACTTCCAGTTCGCATATGCTCGGAGGCTGTTGTAATTGGTGCACAACGAACGTGGATCCAATCGTGCAACACATTCCCAAAACTCTCCCTCACTTTCTTGACTGACAATAATGCTCCACGAAGACACATCTTCGTAAACTCCTCTTCCGCTCGGCCGAGGTAGCCCTCCAGCGACCACGTCTCCATCTTTGATCGCATAGTCATAACCGCCCTCCGGCCTTCCTCGAGATGCCTCAATGTTAGGATGGAAGCCTGCAACATCAAAGACATCGGGTCTTCGGGATCGAAATTTTCGGGAGAAATCGCAGAAAGCATGGAGATGAGTACCTCCATCAGCGTGACGCTCTCGTCCAATGATACACTCACCACCAAGGAATGCCAGATGGTCATTAACGGCCCATGCATCAAGGTCGCCGCACTGTGCGTAGGTAAGGAGGACATAACGAGCTTGGAATTGGAATTGCTTGGGAGGCATAAAGTGTTCTGGCAAACTAATACTATAGCCAGAACACGGACTCACGAAGGGACCAACGTGTATAAATACCTCCCCTCGGCCCCCCCATTATTGTCCATGACACATCAAAATGGCCTACAGGATTTCCGGCCGCCGATCCCTCGCCCGAGGTCGCCGGGCTGGACGCTCAACAAGACGCCCCCGACGTTACACCGCGAAGAAGCGAACCTATCGCAAG